TGAGGGTAAACCTTTCACTTCTGACGACATTGGCGATTTCTTCGGTTACGTCTACGTCATTACTAATAAGTCAACAGGCAAAAAGTACATCGGTAGAAAGTATTTCGTGCAGAAGAGGAAACCCAGAGGTGGAAAGCGTAGAGTTACAAGTGAATCAGACTGGAAGAGATATTATGGATCGTGCCCCGAACTCAAGTTGGACATCAAAAAGATGGGAAGAGATTCGTTTACCAGAGAGATAAAATCTTTACATAAAACTCTAGGTAAAACAAATTACGAAGAGACAAGACAATTATTTTTAAACAATGTGTTAACTGAGGCACTTGACGACGGGTCGCCAATGTACTATAATAGCAACATCCTTGGACGGTACTACAGGAAAGACTATTTTGAATCATGAAGTATCATTTGTACGATGAAAACTATAATCATAAAGGAACCTTCCGATCAATCATAGAAATGAGAAATTTTCTATGTGAAAGGAAGTATGATAATGATGATAGAACATATATGGATGATACATTTGATTACATAAAATCTATCGGATGGCACTGGGATGTAGAAGAACTTCAAATTAAATAAACATGAAACTTTTTATTGACTCTGCTGATACACAAGAGATCATATCTAGATTTGAAACAGGATTGATTGATGGGGTAACTACTAACCCATCTCTCATTAGAAAATCAGGAAAAGATCCTGAGGATGTATACCAAGAACTAATTGATGCAGGTGTTCCTGATATCAGTATGGAAGTTGTTGGTTCTGTTGAAGAAATGTTCAGCGAAGGTATGCGTTTGTTTGAAAAATTTGGTGAGCAAGCAACTATTAAAGTTCCTTGTGATCCAGATGGTCTTGCGGTTTGTAGAGACCTTGGAATTAATACTGATTGTAATGCTAAGGTAAATGTTACCCTTATTTTTAGTGTATCTCAGGCAATCCTAGCAGTAAAAGCAGGTGCTAGATACTTATCTCCATTCGTAGGTCGTGTAGATGATCAGAGATTTGGTGGATGTAATCTAATCAGGAGAATTAGAGAGGTTCTTCCACTACATATAGCTGCTCAATATAATAATCCTGAGATTTTATCTGCATCTATTAGATCAGTAGGAGATGTAGAACATTCATTTGCACAAGGTGCTGATATAGTTACTATGCCTTCTAAGATCTTTGATGGTATGTACAAACATGTACTAACTGATGTAGGTCTAGATATTTTCCAGAAAGATTTTGAAGAAACTCAAAAACTTATAAACAATGGTTGAAATAACAGAAGAAGAATTACAAAAAAACTACGATAATTACATTGAAAAATGTGAGCAAGGCGAGTCTTTTTTGATTGTTAAAAAAGATGGTAGAAAAGTTATGATGGTTCCTGCTAAAGACTTTGAAGACATCAAATCTTGTGTTAGTATGGACTTAGATGAATATGATTATCTAAGAGATCATGACGACGCTACGTAAAAAATACGTAAGACTACTTAGAAAGATACCACCAAGACATTACTGGTCTATCTTTGTATTTTTATCTCTATACTTTGTTGTACCATATAGTGAGATCACAGTAACAGTTGCTGCAATTCTCTACTACAAATTTGAAAAAAATATATCTCCTTATATACAGAAAGTAACTAAGATAATTCCAGACTGGATACGCTTTGGTGGTAGTCTTCTTTTCTTTCTTGTTATGATGAATGATACTCTACTGTATGTTGTTCTAATTACAGCAGCATTTTGGAGTAGAAAACAAGTGTTGCAAGATGAAAAAGAACGTGCTACAATGAACGAGTAATCACTCACATTATGAAACCAACCGTCTTACTTGAAAGATTTCCCTACCGATATGTACAGGTAGGTTTTTTAAAAACTAACGGTAAACCAGACTACCGCATTCAAAAATGGAACGAATGGACTGAAAGGTACAATGATATGTACCTACTGGATAATTCCATACAACTAGACACTGCTATGGAAGATTTTGAATACACCAAGTGGTTAGATCCTGATCCAGAGGTCGCTGCTTATGCACACAATGCTTCATAAAATTATGTCTGAAAAGAACCATCTAGATACAGCAGAAGACTCACTTAGACAGGCAATTATTTCCTGTCTTAATAATAAAAAGGATGAAAACATTAAAGATCTTTTCAAAGCACTACAGTTGATAAGAAGTGTCAACTCTAAAACTCCTGATATAGATCTTGGTAATGTAGATTTTGACTATTCATCTTATCTTGATAGCAGTCCAATCACATTTGAATCTGACTACATAGCAGGTGCAGATCAAATTGAATTTATTCCTGGTACACGTCCTGGTAGCGACATGGATTCACTTGATAATGTACTTGAATTTAAAACAAAGGATGATGAGTCTCGGAAAGACTAAAAATTTGCCCTGGTGGGTCAGCTCATAACTTAGGGGTCTAATGACCCCTTTTTTTATTGTCTTATATAAATACCTCGGAAGCACTAGGTAAATAATAGGATGTCTCGAGCTCGTGTCGATCAGATAGTTAATCAACAAGGTACAGGTGGTGTAGAATTCCCTTACGGTCTTGAAGTTAACGCTGATCAAACCTTAAAAATTGGAGGACCTGTAGTATTACATGGAGGTTCTGCATCAACAGTAGCAAACCAAATACCTAAGACAGGAAACAACGGAGAACTGGTATGGGGAACACTCCCTAACTTTCAAGTCAACGCTGTTGATTCTGGTAGTAATTTTGGTGTGCAAATTAGTGATCCCTCAGGACAGTTTCCTTCATCTCAAGTTGAATTTGTTGGTGGTTCAAATGTAACTTTAACTAGAGCAGGTGATCAAATCACAATCAGTTCTAGTTTTGTTAATACTAACACAATTACTACTCTAGAAACATCTGGTGGTAGTCCCGTATCTGGTACGTTGATTCTCGCTGGCGCAGGCAGTACCACAATTACACAGAACTCAAGCACTTTTAACATCAGTTCTGTTGATACAACATACACTGCTGGAACTGGTATTGATCTAGTAGGAACAGAGTTCAGTCTTCCTCAAGCATTAGACACATCAGATTCTCCTACGTTTGATGCCCTTACTGTTACCAATGCACTCGCAGCAGGATCTATCGCATGTAGTGGTAACGTAACTGGTACATGGAATGGTAATGTAATCGGAATTGATAAAGGTGGTACAGGATCAACCACTGCTTCTGCTGCATTCTTAGCACTTGCACCTAGTGTTGCTTCAGCATCTGCTAAGTTTTTGACTACAGATGGAAGTAGTATTTACTGGGATAATTTACCATCTACCAGTGGATTTACACCAGTCACATATCAGATGACTGCACTGGATGGTGCAACTAGTAATAATGTTAAGACTAGAATCACTGATAACGGTGGTAACTACTCGGAAGTTGTCTTTACAACCAGTGATGATATTACTTTGAGTAGATCTGGTAATACTATTACTATCGGATCTACAAATGCAAGCGACACTGTACTAACCTCAGAACAGGTAGAAGATATCGTCGGTGGAATGATCGACAACAATGCTAATACTGGTATCACAGTCGCATACAATGATGTGACTGGTAACATGGAATACTCTGTTAGTTCTACAGCAGTTACAGATGCTGATACAACATATGATTTAACGAGTGCTCAAATCACAGGTGGTATCGGTCTTCAGTTAGTTCCTGGAGGCACAGGACAGGGTAGTGCTACCGATCAGGTCAATATTATCGGTGGTAATAACGTCACAGTTCAAAAAGATACTGGCAATGGAAATATTACTATCGCTGCTACTGATACAAACACTGATACTGTTACACAACTACAAGTTACTGGACCTAACACTTCAGGAGGTTCATATGCTTCAGGAAGTATTTCTTTCCAAGCATCTGGGTCTATCAACATGGTTCAGGCAGGACAGGTCATCGCTATTAGTGCAAGTGATACAAACTCTTATGTAAATGATGCAACTTATAATCAAATTACTGGTGCTCTAACTCTTGAAAGAACTGGTGGTTTAACAGATGTTGTTCTACCTATTACTGATCTTCAAACATATCTGGATGCTAGGTATGTTACAGTTGCTGGTGCAAGTGATGCAAAGATTACATCAGCAAACTGGAACACTGCAAACGGTGATTTAACTTTAACTGCTAATGATGGTAGTGCTCCTCTTGTTGTTAATCTTGATGGTAGATATACTACAGACACTGGTCCTAACTGGTATATTAAGTCTGGAGCATTTGTAGCAGCAGGTAATAACCCAGCTGGATACCACACAAATAGATTTATTCTTAATCTTGTTAGAGAAGAAGGAACGGGTGATACAACATTTGCTATTGAGACAGAACCTCTATACGATTACCTTGATACATTGTATGCTCCTATCACCACTGTTGATACTGCTGTAAGTTCCTTTACATTCAGTAATGGAACTATGAACATGACTGTTAGCAACGGTGATTCTTATAGTTTTGATCTAGATGCTAGGTATGTTAAACAAGATACTTATATTGGTAGTGCTACTTTTGATGTTACGAATGGTGTTCTAACCATTGATAATACTGTAAATATTCCATCGGGTCAGTCATCTAACGTTCCTTCTAGTGTTACTGTAGATTTAGATGGTAGATACAAACTAGATTCGGCACTAGATATTGCAATAAACCAGTTGCATTTTAATCCAGCTAACGGTCAACTATATGCTGAAAAGAATGATGGTAGTAATACTACAACAGAAAGTTTAGATGGTAGATATATTGATGATGTTTCGATAAATGGAAGTACTCTTACATTCAATAGAACTAATGGAAATAGTACTACTATTGCTCTCGCACCCCAGAGAACTGATGTTCCTAATGGAGCAAGGATAGTTTTTTATATGGCTTCTGCTCCTACTGGATACCAACAAGTTACAGGATCTTTTAACAACGGAGCGTTGAGAGTTGTTACTGGAACTGGAGGTGGAACTGGAGGTAGCATGT